GGGACTGGTAAAAAGGCTCGATATGTACGTCGGTGAGATTTTTACAGGATCATACGGCGACGTATTCGACGAATTGAGCGAACTGGTCAAGGGATGCGGCGGGCGTATCTGCGTCACCCGTAACCAGTCTAAGGTAATGGTCGGATACGGTAAGGAGTACGCCTTCGCCATAGCATCATCGGCCAATGTGAACACGAACCCGAGGATAGAGCAAACGACCATAACGATCGATAGGGGCGTCGCAGACTTCTATAAGGGATTTTACGACGGATTACAGCCTTTCAATGAGGGGTTTAACGATTGGACCCCATGGAGCGGATGATGGCGAAAAAGTCCGATAAACCGAAGGCGGACCGTCCGCAGAATAAGAACCTCATACCAATCAAAAAGGGCGAGCTAAGCAGAGAGGAAGCAACGAAGAGGGGAAGGGCCGGAGGTATAGCGTCCGCGAGGGCGAGGCAGGAGCGCAGGACGCTGAAGGAGACCCTCGAGTATTTGATGAAGATGCCCGTGGACAGCGGTCCCTCGTATTCGGTGACGGGCGCGGATTCATTGAAAGACGCGAAGATGAAGAACGCCCCGAGCGGGGAAGTAATCGGCCTTGCATTGATGAGTAAGGCGCTGAAAGGAGACCTTCGCGCGATTGAGATGATCCAAGAGATAACAGGCGAGAGGAACGTCACGACCGTCTCCCCATTGGAGGCGTTGGCATCGAAGCTCGAGGAGTACGCGGAGGAGGACGATTAAGATGGAGATCGCTCTGCATCCCGATAAAGAGCGGAGGGCGAAGGTATTGAAGAGCATCGCCCGCACCGGATACCTGACCGTATGGGAGGGATCGGTTAGATCATCGAAGACGGTGGTCGCATTGATGGCCTTCGCATTCTACGTCACCCGCTCCGTAGAGAGGAACTTCCTCATATCAGGCAGGACGGTCGGGACCGTAGAGAAGAACTGCATCCTGGAAGATTACGGATTATTGAACATGCTCCCGGGATCCGATTACAGGAAGGTCGGCGAGAGCAGGGCGATCGTTTTCAATGTAAGGACCGAGGACGGGCGCGTAATCGAGAAGCATATCTATGTGCAGGGAGCGGCGGATATTCGCGCATATATGGCCTTGAGAGGTAACAGCTACGGAGGCTGGCTCGCCGATGAGATCAATATGCACGATAAGGAGTTCGTGGTGGAGGCATTGAAGAGGACGGCCGTATCGAAGGACCGCCGCCACTTCTGGACGCTAAACCCCGATAATCCGCATCATTGGGTGTATAAGGAGTTCATCGATTACTACGATTCATTAGACAGGGAGCAGAGGAAGGCGCTGGGCGGATACCACTGGTGGCATTTTACACCCGAAGATAATCCGGCCATGACGCCGGAGATGTATCAATCGCTCGTATTGCAGTATCCAAAAGGGAGCTACCTATACGATAGATACATCCTCGGCCTGCGCGTAATGGCGGAGGGCCTGATTTATCCGAGGGTGAACGCCGCATTATTCCGCCCCGAGGCGGATATGGCAGGCACCGAGGTGAGATATTGCGCCATCGACTTCGGAGCTACGCACGCGACGGTCATGCTCTTCGGCGGGATATTCAAGGGCAATAAGAAGGACTGGCGCATCGTCGCGGAGTATTTCGACCAGGACTCCGATAAGACGACATACGACCATTACTGCGCATTCCTCAGCATATGCGAGAAGCTGAGTGTGGAACCGAACAGGATAATAATCGCAATCGATCCGGCGGCTAAGGTATTGAGGCAGGAGTTCGTAAGGCACGGCCTCAATGTAGTCCGCGCCAAGAATGACGTCCTCCCCGGGATCGAATACACCCGCAACCTCCTGTATGACGGCTCCTTACTATTTTCAGATTCATGCAGGGACATGCTCCCGGAGTTCGCCTCGTATTCATGGGATCCGAAGGCTTCCGAGAGGGGCGAGGAGAAACCGATAAAGCAGAACGATGACCGCATGGATGCGCTGCGCTATTTCGCGTATACGCACATAAAACCGATTAGAGGGGTATAATGAGAAAGAACATGGCACCAGCTAAGGACATCATCGTGGACCCGGAGATAAGCTCGGTCACGATAGACATAGCGTTCGAACAATGGAGGGCCCAGCTCCCGAGATATAACAGGCTTCTGAGGTATTACATGGGGGACCAGGACTTCGCAGACACGCATAAAGAACAGAATCAGATAGTGGCGAATCATTGCGCGTATATCACCGACGTACTGGTCGGGTACCAGTTCGGGAATGAACCGAGATATACAACCGACGACGCGGACGTAATCGGCCAGAACATCCTCGACCTCATGAAGGCCCAGGATAAGTGGGCGGTGGATCAGGAGATCGCGGAGGATATGTCGATATTCGGCAAGACATTCGAGCTCGTATATCTCCCGCAGGGGAAGAACGAACCGAACAGCGTGGAGCTGGACCCCTTGCACGCATTCGTGGCGTATTCGGGCGACATCGAGAAAGACAGCGTCTTCGGCGCCGTAGTATATTCGTATACGACGAACGACCGCCAGGAGATGTTCAGAATCTACCTGTACGATACGCAGAAGGTCAGCATATGGGAGACGAAGGCCCAGGACTCGGCACCGAGGACCTGGTCCATGATCGAGGGACCGACACCCCACGGCTTCGGGAGGGTCCCGCTCATTGAGTATAAGAACAATAGGAAGGCCATCGGCGACTATGAGGACATAATGGACCTGCAGGACGCATATAATGGCCTCCTGTCCGACCGCCAGGATAATCAGGACAGCTTCGCCCAGGCGATGCTCACATTATCCGGAGGGCAGATAATAGGGACCACGACCGAGGAGATCAACGAAGGAAGGAAGACGCTGAAAGAGATAAAGGTCCTCCAGTTGGATGAGGATGTAGTCGCGCAGTATCTCGTAAAGCCATCCAATGAGACCGACTGCGAAGTATTGCAGTCCCGCATATCAGACGACCTGCATAAATTGGCAATGGTACCGAATCTCGCGGATGAGCAGTTCAGCGGTAACGCATCAGGGGTGGCGATGGCGTATAAGCTGTTTGGAACGGACCAGATTATTGCCAGAAAACAGTCCATGATGCAAAAGGGCTTCACGCGCAGATGCAAGCTGTACGATTACAGGATAAACAACCCCGCCATGTCGCCCAACTATGAGCCCAAGGCGGACATCGACCACATGGTCATAACATTCAACCTCAACGCACCCCAGGACCTCGCATATATCGCCAGCGCGGTCGTCCAGCTGACCACCGCGAAGGTATTGAGCCTGCAGACCGCCAGGACCCTCGTCTCGGCAATATCCGACCCGGAGCAGGAGACCGAGCTCGTGAAGCAGGAGACCGAGGAGGAGGCACAGCGCACCAAGGAGACCTTCGACCCAGACGCCACCGAGGACAGGAACAGGATGCTGAGGCAGCAGGAAGAGGAGCCGAACGATGGCGAGATTAGTCCCGACGAATGACGCCGAACGCAATGTCCTGACATACCGCTCGTATGAAGAGCCGCTCGGTAAAGCATTCAAGCGCTACTCCGACATGACCGCCAAGGGCATGATGTCGAAGATCGGGAACGTATTGAGCGCCGCCGGATACGATGGGACCAATGGCCTGACGGTGATGAACCGCCAGGCCGACCCCTCCACCGTCAGGGAGCTGGAGAGCATCATACAACGCGCACCCGAGAGGGAACAGCGCCGTATGATGTCTAAGCTCTACGGGGATGTAGGGAATGGATCGCTGACGGTCAGGAAGGCAATACGCGATATAACCGAGTTCGGGAAGTATGAGCACACGCTGGACCTCTATAAAGCAGGAAAGAAGGTCCTCCGCGATGTAGCGACCGAAGGGATCCTGCGCGGCGAGTTCATGGTCCAGAAGCAGGTGGGGGTCGCTTGGAAGATGGACGTCCCCGGGACCAAGGCGGTCGACGCATTCCTAAAAGGCAAATGGGCGTATAACGACGTGGCCAGCTACCTGCAGCCAATGAGTAGGATCGTAAGGGATGAGATGGCTAAGGGCCTCCTCCTCGGCGAATCGCCTCAGAAGCTTGCGAACAGATGGAAGAACGTAGAGCAGATAAACGACGTAAGGGCGGCGAGGAACGCCAGGACCACGGTCACCGCAGTGGCGAATCAAGCGCACGCGGACGCATATAAGAGGCATGGAGTAAAGCGGTACGAGTTCGTGGCGACATTCGACGAACGCACCTGCATCGACTGCGGAAAATTGGACGGTAAGACATTCCCCATCGATTCAAAAATAGTGGGATCCAATTACCCGCCGATACACCCGAACTGCCGGTGTACGACGGTGGCGGCATTATCTAAGGAGCTAAAAGATGAGCTATATGAGAACTTCAAGGAAAACGGCACCGGCGAGGAGATCGATCCGCGCATGACCTTCGAGGAATGGCAGAAGGGGAACGTTCAGCCGGAGACGCCAGGACCTAAGAAGGAAAAGACGGTGCAGACGCACAGGCAGGAAGTAAAGGAGAAGATCATCGAGAGGAAGACCGTGACGGCGGAATCATACCCCGCCGCATTCAGCAAGACCAAGGCCGAAAAGCAGAACACGGAGGCCGTGGCCCAATACATCAACGCCCAGGAAAAGGCGGACCCGAAGGTGGTCAATCTTTACGGAACGATGGCGAAGATGGAGACCATAGAGGCCACAGGGCACGACTTCAAGGTCGCACACGGGGCCAAGTCCGAAGTGAGTTACCATTATGGCTTCGATGGATCGTTGAAGGATGCAAAAATATCCTATCCGAAGATGAGGGACGCGGATGACGTAGCCTCGGTCAATACAACGCTCCATGAACAGATGCACCTCATGGATATGTACTGC